GCGCAATCGGCCCACCCGCCCTTGCTTATGCCGACGCGCTTTTGCACTTCTTCAATATATGTTGCATGATCCGAGTCGGACGCGATAAATAGTTTTGATCCTCGCGACTTCGTGCGTCCTGTCGTTTTGTTCCGAGCCTGGTTGTGGACGGATTTTATTTTGCTTCCGCTAATAACTTCCATCCCTGTCCACTTATTCAAAAAGCCGATGTTGCGAAGGATCGTTTCGACAATATCAAATCTGCCGCTTTTTATCAAAGCCTTGAGCCTCGCCTTGATTCTTTGTGATCCAACTCTGTCAGCGTATTCGTCAAGTTGCTCTGTGTTTTTAATAATCTTGCCGATGTCATTTTTTACGCGAATAGTTCCAGACTCCTGCTTGTCTCCGAACGGCTGCGTGCGCCTAGCCAATTCCACGCAAAGAAGGCGAGCATTTAGCATAACGGCGTCAGGGATCGTGACCTCGCGGATGGTCGCGTAGTCCTTCATTATCTGCTCAAATTTCAAGCTCTCGAATTTGAATTTTGCCATATTTTGCAAGCGTGTCTTCTATGGTGGCGAGAGCGTCAACATTGACGCTGGCGTTGTTATTCGCCCATGCCGAATGGCGTCCGTTGACGTAGTCGTCAGCGTGCAGGAGTTGCAGCCCTGCCGCGAATGGCAGTTCTTCCATGATCTCTCGAAAGCCCCAGCCGGTTATCTTGACTAGCCGATAAGCGTAGACGGCGAGCCAGTTGGGGCTGTTTAGTTTCCCGATCCTGAGCTTTCCCCTGGCTGAGATGCTGGAGAAGCGGAATTATAAAGATCGAATGCCTTGCCCATCTCGTCCGACATTGCTGTCGTCTCGTGGTGGTGCTTCATGTTCTTTTCGATCCAAGAATCGACGGCGTTAATGAACGTGTCGCGGTCATTGACGGCCCCGCGAATGGTGCTCATTGGTTCGGAGTGCAGGAAAGTAAATGCCGCCGCTTTCCAAACCGGATCCATATCGCCGCTGAAGACTTCGTTGCGTTGCATCCATGAGATCGTGAGCGCGGTGATTGGTCGCAGGGTGCGCCCGTTCACGATCTTAGGCCCGTCTTCCATGGCTTGAATGCGGAGAATTTCGTCGTCTTTTACTAGGTCTGTGTTTTGTGTCTTTTTCATTATTTTAAAAATCTGGTCATTTCCTGCTTTGTTTTGTCCGAAGCATTCTCGCTTATCGCGATGCGCTTGCCGTTGTGCTCGACCTCGATCAGTCGCGGAGTATTGCGGATGATGTCCACAAGCACGTCTCGGTTCGCCAATGCAGCGCGGATATAGCAAAGCGGATTCTCTGGGTCTTTGGCTTCGAGTTCGTCGCCTTCTTTGGTCATCTGGCGGTATACCTGTGAAGCGTCTTGGCCTTTCGCGTTCTCACCTTCAAACCAAAACTCCGTTGACTCTTTGCCGTCTGTTCGCACCAGTCGAGTGACCGGTGGGAAGTTCATCTTGAAGCCCATTGTAGCGAGTGCCACAGCGGCTTTGAGGTTGATCGTGTGAAAGAATTTCTTATTTGCGTCCATATATTTAAAAAAGGCGGCTCCCTTTAGCCGGGGAGCCAGCGGCATGAGCCAGGTTGCTTAGACGATCTCTGGGTATTGAGTCGCGCTGACCGTGATCGTTTTGAATGTTCCTGCGCCTGTGGTTTCGGAAACGGAATCAACAATGACTGCACCGCCGGAAACGCCGTAGGAGGACGTGTCGTTAGCGAGAGTGAGCACGTTAGCGAGTTCGTAAGCCACTCCGCCGTTGATGACGCCATCAAGCGAGATCGTTGCGGACTTGTTGAAGTAAGCTACGGCAACGGTATCGCCGAGGGCGTCCATTACGGTTGCTTTGTCCGACTGAACGGAGCGAGAGAATGAATTAAGAAGAAGACCTGTCTCTTGGAGAAGGCCGAACTCGACGCCTGAGGCGACAGATGATGTGATTACGGTAGCTGGCATAGTAATTCGCGAAAAATGTCAACTTGCGAAAAGCGCGGCGTGAACCGTGATCGTGACCGAGCGTTCAAAGTGCCGCTCGTTTGAAGAGAGCGATACCGGCCCATCGCGAAGGATGCCGAATACAAAAGCGTATTGCGGCCGCACGGCGTTGAGCTTGGTTTTGAGTCCGGTGATATCGTGCGAGATGCATAGAACCTGTGACCACAAGTTTTCCATTGCCATTTGATCCATGTCGTCCGCTTGAACGATCAAAGCAATATCGACCGAGAATTGGAAAATTGCTGAGTCAATAATGCTCTCGCGCTGCCGCGTGCATTTAACAAAGCAGGCCGGCAATGTCATCGTGCCGAAGTTCTCGGCGGCCGTCACCACAAGGGCGCTTTGCATCTCTTGCTGAAGCGCAAGGACGAAGGTATCTGTCAGTGCCTTTTCAAGCGTCAGCGTGTAGGTCGAGTCCGTTATCATTCTCTTGGGCGGAAACGTCAACAAGCCCAAGTCGCGCGATCTCTGCTTCGCATTCGTCTTTTGTGCCTACGAACAGCACGCTTTGCGTCGAGATCGCTTTTTCTGTTTCATCGTAAAATATGATCGTGCTCCCATCGTAAACGAGTTTCCATGCGGTTGACTCGTCAAATGCCCATCCCTGCTCGTTCGGTAGAATTATCATGCGATTGTAAGCGTCGAGGTCGTTGAATTGTATGTGCCGGTTCTTCCTGGAGCACCGACCAAAGTGACGGTTGCGTAAGTTTGCGTTGTCGTTCCTTGGAAAAATCGGAATGTCATTCCCGCCGTTGGTGGAACATTGAATGAAACAACCAAAGAAAGTCCAGCAGATTGAAATGTTGCGGTTGCCGTTGAGGCTCCAGTTGTTTTAATCGCTCGGATGAATCCAGCGGTAATTGTCGTTGATCCCGTGTAGGTCAAAGTTCCGTCTAATCGCAAGGTTCCATTGCCCGTTTTGGTTACGCTTCCGCTCCCAGCAATGTTTCCACTCACCGTTATCGTATTCGCTCCAGAGGTTCGATATTGCAATGTGGTTCCAGTATTAATTTGAAAATTATTTGGAAGAGTTACATTGCCACCCGTGATGATTTGGCATGAGCCTTGTGCGGTAAACAAGCCTGTCCCAAACGCATTGCTTGATGAATATGTTATTGTTGCTGATGCCGCTGATGGTGCATACACTGTGCCTCCGCTATAAGTGTTGTTGCCTCCGAGAGTTAATGTTGTTGTGCCAGTTTTTGTTATTGAACCATTTCCGCTAATAACCCCGTTCAGCGTTGAGGTTCCGGTTAAAACTATTTGTCCGGCGTTTATTTGTGTCGGCCCCGTGTATGTGCAAGCTCCCGAAAATGTCAGTCCTCCAATGCCGTTTTTTATAATTCCAATAGTTCCAGAAATCGCGCTTGAAACGGTCAAGGCGGCATATTGCATGAATTGCAAAAATGTTGAAGAGACGCTGACAATTCCTGTAACGGTAGCCCCCTGCACTCTCGCGGCGGTGGAATCGGTTAAGATCATCCGACAATAATATAGAGCGTGTTTGCGGCTGGCGAAGTGATCGCAGAATAACCCGCAGCCGTAATCTGCATCATGTTCGTGAGCTGAGTTGCGCCCGTGATGCCGGTCGTTACCGATCCGACCTTTCCGCTGAGATCCGCTGAGAGTCCGCTGATCGTGCCGACGGTCAAAGTTGAGTTCGTCCAAAGCGTAACGGCGGAGTTCCAGAGAATCGTTTGGTTGTTTGTTGGCGAAGTGATCAACACGTCGTGCAGTTCCTCAAGCTCAAATCCGTTTTGCGGCTTGATATACATCTGCCCGTTGCCTGCATTCGCGCGTTCGACAACGCCGATAAAAACAATATGATCGGGCTGGGTTGGCTTTACTCGCGTAAATGCTCCAGGTGTCGTATCGAGATAAATTGAGTCGCCGGACACATAGGGAGAGCCAAGTGAAAGCCCGTCTAGAACGCCCTGCGTGACGATGAATCCGTTTTGGTTTGCGCCAATAGATTCGGCCACAAGGCCGATAGTTTTGGACGAGCTTGAATCTGCTACGTTTGATGCCCGCTTGACGCTTGCGCGGTTGCCTGTTGCTCCGAATAAATAAACAACCTCACCCTTGTTTAGCGTTGTCGCTTCGGCATTGCGAACGTAAGCGACAAGCATCGATCCCATTTGCAACTGCACGTTTCCGCCTGCAAGCCCGACTTGTGGTGCGCCTTCGGTAGAGTTCCAAAACATCTTGCCGACGGCATTAGTTTCGGTTGCCGCTGTGTTGAAATTGAGCGAGTCCGCAGGGACGTCCGGCAGCATTTCAATCGTGCGCGAAGCGGAAAGATCGCCGCCGCCTGTCAGTCCTGTTCCTGCCGTGATCGCCGTGATCTTGAGCGCCTTTGCATCGAGTTCCGTCTGTAAATCGGTCTGATTTGCAAGCGCGCCGGTGATGCTGCCCCACGTTACAGAAGACAGTTTCGCATCAAGCGCGGACTGCAAGTCGGTCTGGTTCGAGAGCGTTCCCGCGATGCCGCCCCAGATCGCTGATCCACCGCCACCACCGCCTGTGATCCATTCCGTGTCATAGTCCGCATTTGTTTTCTTCGCGAGCACTTGCCCCGTGAAACCGCCGGTGACAACGCCAGGGCCAACTGGCCCCGCTGGGCCTTGACTTCCGGTCGGCCCCGCCGCCCCTGCAATGATTTCGGTGCGAAGGATGGGTTGATTATCGACATTCGGAACCTCGCGGCCTTCGTCTTCTGGAAAAAAGATGCTCATTTATTAATGTCCTCAAGCGTGAAATCGACGCTGACAGCGTCTTGGGAAAGCTCTGCGGACGTTACGCGAAAGCGACGGCCACCGATGACAAGCACGTCACCGAGAGAAATAGTCTGCACGAACGCATCGTAGATCGCCGTAATGGTCATTGATGCGGAGTCCATGAATCCGCCGTCGGCTAGGCTGTTGTCGCGCCGGTATGTTGTGCGGTTCGCGAGAAAATTACGCTCGCCAAATGTGACCGCAAGCGGCAGATCGTCCAGCATAGCAGCTAGATCGTTTGTAAATATGTCGAGCATTCCCACATTGTGGGGAAGGCGTCAAAACTTGCGCTCTACACGCCGCTGATTCGGATGCGTAAAATCGTGCTTCGGGCTGTCCGCGATATGAACCCAGCTTTTGCGAAGTGCCGATGCAAGGATGCTCGTCGAGGTGTTGATCGTCACAACCTCGTTGGCGTCTCGGATGTAGGCGCACATATATTCTATCGTCTCAAATTCAGCCATGCCGTGAGCGGCCTTCCCCGCGCAAAGAACGGGACGCCCGTTTGCGACTTGGTGCGCGGCTGCAATAACATCTCGCGGATCGATCTTTTTATCCTGGCTGTAGCCGGTCGGAAAACAAAGAACCCAAGACCTAAGTTCGGGCGGCGTTACTATCGCGGGAGAGTTGAGAACAATCTGGCGGTCGATGTCTTTTCCTTCGGGAAAAAGTCCGTAAACGTAATCACTCCACCCTAGCGGACTCGCACAAAAGTCTTCGTGCAAGTCCGGCCAAATTTGCAAGTTGATGATGCGGTGAAATCCGCTGTGGTCGTTTTGTGGATAGATTGGCCGGCAGTAATCGACCATCGCGAAAAGGCCGTGATATTCTGGAAGGCATTCAAACATCACATTATGTCCCTGACCCGCGAAATGCTTCGCGATTGGCAAGCAACGAGCGATGTCTCCGAGCCGCAAATGGTAAACAATTAAGATGTTCAAAATGTGTAATATTGATCCGCTGATTTTCCTGCCACCCACCCGTGGAATCCGAAGGAACGATCCGGCCCCGCCGTATTTTCTTCGATGTAATGCTCCCACGAGAACGCCGCTGCGACGTTTACCGGCGCGTATTTGATGCCGTTATCTCGAAAGCCTTGCTCCATTGTGCGACAAAGGAAAACATCGCCAGCCTCGCCCCTCCAAAGTGCCTCGGCCTTTGCTGCAATTTGCAAGAATTTCTGACTCTGGAGCGTGAAACCGGTATTGCCGACGCGATGCCCTACGTTCCAGAATGCAGGCCAAGGCGCGCCGATCATGTCATATTCGAGCCATGAATCCTGCCACAAGTGCGGATTTGTAATGAATCCGTCGTGCGTGCAGATGAGCGCGTGTGAAGTGTCGAAATAATCCGCGAAGCGGCCCAGTTCCCAATGCATCGCTTGCTGATAGTTGCAATCCTCCGCGATATAAACGGCGTCTCCGAATCCACCTAGACCACAAAGGTGGTTGAACAGTTTTTCGCTTTGTTCGTGCCTTGCCTTTACGCCTTCAAAAACGATCAACGTGACGTCCTTATTCATTTTGGGTGGAGTTCGTCGAAGATTGCTTTCGCCCTTGCATACTCAGCCGGATCGTTTCCGCGCTCGTATGTAGCATCGAGCGGACGCTCTTCAAAAAACGGGTGATGATGAACGATGCTAATATCGCGAGCATCAACAATCGCCCCATTTTTCGCGGCACGAAAGGTGAAGTCGGTATCGCTGTAGACATTTCGGAATCGTGGGTTAAATAGTCCATTTTCTTCAAAATATTTACACGTCATGATCGCCATGCAAAGTAAATCGTCTTTTCTATATCCGTCCGAAATCCGAAGAACCTGCGGTTTTGAAATATCGAGACGCTTTTCTATCATCTCGTCCCACCCAGGCGGGCACTCCCAGTCGTCAGATAACTGAATTATAATATCTCCAGTTGCTTGCGCGGCTCCCAAGTTCCAAGCTCCGACGGAAAAACCACCCTCTTTTTGCGTCACAGATCGGAATCGTTTTAGAACGTCTGCCGTGGCGTCGTCGTGATCGACCGCAAAGATATGCTCAACGCGCTCTGGGTGCGTTGCGCGTGACAACCATAGCGTCATACATTGCACGGCCTCCACGGGCCTTCCTCGCGTTGCGTGAACGAGTGAAATCTTAGGCTTGTTCGATCCTGCCAACGTCTCGCGCTCGATCTCTTCGGCGTCTTCGTTGCGTCCGAGAAGGCGAAGCGTCCATGCGTAGAGTTGATCGCCCTTCCATCCGTACCATTCCTTGCGGTGCGTCCATTGTGGAAATTTCGGCGTCGGCACTTCGAGCATTTCTTCCACCACTTTCAACGCGTCTTGGTATTTTTTATCGTCAAGCAGAATGCTGGCCTCAAGTCCGTAGGCTTCGCGGCGTTTCGGCTCAAGTGCCTTTGCCTTGCGTGCTAGGTTGAGCGATGTCTCTCCGCTCGTAATGTTCGCGCAGTTTAAAAGAATCTCGTAACGGTTGACGCCGTCCAGATCGGTCAAAGCCAATGCTTCTGATCCGTATTTGGCCGCGAGTTCTTTGTTGCCGGCAATGAAATTCTCGTAGTGCAAGTAAAATTTGAAGTGAGAAGTCATGCGGTCTTGGTGCATTAGAATCCGGCGATTTCGCTCGCTGCTGTTGCGATGACCTATCGGCGGTGCGTGGACAATCTCAAGATCGCGCCGCATATATACCTGCACATCTTTTGTAGGCTGCGCGTTCTCGTGAACCGGACGATGCCACCATGCCGTGTGGTAACGAAAGAATCGCTCCCTCGGTGCGCGTTTGCCTTGTTCGGGAATAACGTAGTCGGTCAATATCCAATCCTGCTCTGGTGGACATTCCTCAAGCGCGGCCAACGTAGGCGCGACCATGTGCGGCTCAATGATGTCATCACAATCTGCCCACATAACCCAGCCGTCTTTGCCGGCAAGTTCGTATGCCTTCGCAAATGCTTTGTTCCTGGCCTCGCCGAAGTTGTCGAGATGTTCCCAGTCTGCCACAAGCGGAGAATTGAAATACTCGTCAACGTGACAGCCAAGTTCCCTGGCGATGTCGAGCGTGCGATCCGGTGCGAGTGCGCCGATTGCGCGGACGACAACAATTTCGTCGCAGATTTGCTTGAGTGACTTAACGCATCGCTCGATGCGCGGCTCTTCGTTGCCGCAGATAAGCCCTGCGACTAGCTTTGTTTTTTTGTTCATGTTTACTCTTGATGTATATGTCAACAAAAACAAAAAAGCCACCCTCTTCCAAGGGTGGCTTTTCCGATGCTACTTGCGGGGAATCTTACACGTATCCAGTCGTGATGCGAATGATGCTGGAACCGTCGATAACTTTCTCAGCCGAGTTCTGACGAACGCGGAGAACGTCAGCGCGGCGAGCTTCGTCGCGATAGGTTTCGGAGACGAAAGGCACGGGGCTGTCTGCGGCCCAAACGATCGTGCGACCGAATCCGCCACCTGAGAAGTCACCACCAACCGTGTTAGCGAGTGCCATGTAGGTATTGCTCCAGATGAACCCACCGGAATACACTTGGCCCTTTTTGGCTGTGTTTTTAGGTGCGCGGCCAACGAGAACGCGGTCAACTCCGACAGCGGCGGCAACTTCGCCTTCGCTGAGAAGACGGCTTTGATCCGAAGGAACAATGCCGAAGAACTGGTTCTGCACTTTAGCGGAGCGGCGGATGCGCTCGAATACTGGCATGGACATGATCAAGGTGTTAGCAAGAACGCCGTATTTGGCGAGTTCGAGCTTGGCTTGAGCCACGTCACCGGGAACGTCGAAGCTGGTGATGTTCGCGTCGGTGTATGCTGCCGATGCGCTGATCGCTGTCAGTCCGTTTGCGGCGAATGCTGCTGAAGCAACACGAGCCTCGTGGCTGACTTGGATTTGGCGGAGCAACATCGCGGCGATGTTCACTTCGGTGTCGAAGAATCTGTCGAGATCGCGGCGGTTGCTGTCAGGAAGAACTTCCTCAAGACCGTATTCGATAGCGTCGAACGAGTCGCTCGTGAACCGGCGGCTTGTGCGGGGATATCCAGCACCGGCGGCGATTTTGAGAGCGTCATCGTTAAGAGCTTCGGAGTCGCCGAGGTTCAATTTCAGATATGCGCCGGAGCGAACGTCTGAGGAGAACACGGGCATGACTTCGGTGCCAATGAACAAATTGTTTTTGTTGGAAAGACCTTCAAAAACGGCCTGCGCAATATCAGCGCGGATGGTTGTGTATGAGAGTGCCATAGTAGGTGATTAGATTATTGGTTGAACTTAGGAACGTATTCCACGATGTCACCGGCTACGCCGCTGTTGATCGCGATTCCGAGAGTTGCGGCGCTTGCTGCAAGCGTTCCAACGATCGTGCCGTTGGTAACAGCAAAAACGGAGCTGCCTGCGGTAACGATACCGGCGGCGGCTACGATGCCGAACTGCGATGGGAAAAACATTTTTACGGCGCCTTGATCAGCGGCGGCGGTGTCGTCTTGGACAACTCCGATTGCTGCGGCTCCGGTTGATGCTGCTTGCGCAGCGTTGTCGCCTGACACGCTCACGAGAGTGTTGGCGCTAATAGCGGAAGCGAAGTTAAAACTCCGGATTCCTAGGTCGTTTTGTGTTGCCATAAATTAGGTGGGATTAAAAGTTGAGTTGGTTGTTGTCGCGGGCCTCGATGTAGGCTTCGCGGTGGTTACGCATTGCGAAGCGGATAGCTTCGGTGCGGCTGCCGAGTTCCTCGGTCTTCTGGGTGATGACTGCTTTGAGGTCGAATTTTTCGACCGGTTTCTCTTCAGCTACAACCGAAGCCTTAACTGGTGCGGCTCCGAAGTTCGAGATGATCGAGTCAAGTTTTGCTTCGAGCTTGGAAATGACGCTGAGTTCAGCGGCCATTTCTTCCTTCATAGGCTCGGCGGCTGGCTCTTCGGCTGGCATTTCCATTTTGCTCTTGTAGTCGCCGAATGCGGTTTCGAGGGCTGCGAGACGAGAAACGATGTCGGCGATGCTGACCTCGTCCTCCTTTGGTTCGATTTCAATTGTTGCGTCTTCCATTTCTTTGAAAAATTTGTCAACTTGCTTTGCTGTGAATGAGAACAAGCCGGTCGCATTTGCGGCTGGTGTTTGAACGAGGTCTGCGCTGTAAAGCTCGGTGCAACTTGCGAAGGCGAGTCCCTCCACTTCGCGGATCGGGCCGCTGAAAGCGATACTGATGCCGAAGGTGTCCGGCAACTTGCTTGAAATCTCTAGGACATAGTCGCGCATAGGCGATGTTTCGAGAAGGTTGAGATCGCCCAAGAGTTGTTTCCCGACGATGCGGAAATTGTTCACGAATCCGACGATGTCTTTGATGCCTGCGCCGTGATCCAGGTTGACCTTGACGCCGCCCTTGTAGCTTTCGGCGCATTCTTTGACTTGCATCAAAGTTGTTTCGTCAACGTAGAGACCGTGGCCCTTCGCTTCGCCGATTGAAATGATTGATACGCCTTCGATGACATCCATGCGAAGGCGCGGATGTCAATTAGTCATCCATCAATGCCATCGCCGCCTGCGCCATCAAATAAACTTCAAGTTCGTTTTCTTCCTCGCATCCGATGACGTTGAACGTGCTGGAAATAGAAAGCCCTGCGCGACTCACTCCCGCATGGTTGCGACTACCGAGCACCGTTGTTTTTGCGCTGATCGAAAGCCCTGCCTCGCCAGCATTCGAGAAGCAAGACGAACCTACAATTTGAATGCGCGAACCGGCGCACGCTTCGACATTCGCGACCGAGAAAATAAGACGGTTTCCGCGAACTTTGACCGTTACCTTGCGCTCTTCGCGTCCTCGTCCTCCGCCACCAGGAAGATCGGTTGGAGAAATAGGGACAGGTGGAACAACTGAAACGTATAGCAAGCCCTGCACGCCGATTGATAGCGGCGTTGGGCTTGGCAATAAGCCCTGCGTTGCGATGAGCAGGGAAGCGAGCATCCGCTTAGACCCTTGTTACTACGGTGTTTGTTGTTCCGTCTCCGGTGATCGCTTGCGTGATCGCGCCCGATGTTCTGCTCGTAGGCGTGACCGTTAGCGCATTTGCAATGTCGAGGCCGTGGATTGCGTGAACCTCCGATGCCTTTGTTGAAATTGTAGAGAGTTGCGTATCGAGGTTAGCTGATGCCATGCCCAGAGCAGCGCGGACGTCGGCGGCGGTGAGTGTTGCCGTTCCTGTTGTGTTGTCCACGGGGACGCCGAAAGCCACGCTTGACGCCGATGGGATATATGCAACGCCCGTCAATGCTCCGCTTGCGTAGACGGTTCCGAAACGAACGTCTGTGATTGCGGCTTGGCCGAGCGAGTTGTCGGCGGTGAAGAAATCTGAATAGGTAGTCGATCCGTTTTTTGCTTGGCGAATTTTTGCAATGGAAGGCGTGGGATCGATGAGAAATTTTGTAGAGTAGACGGCGGCTGTGCCGTTTGCGCTGCCGATGAGCGAGCCGCTCACCTTGACGCTGGCGGCTGAGCTTGCCGATGCTAATCCATTTGCCGAGTTGGTCGCAGTGATGTCGCCTGTCGAGACAATAGTGCCTGTGCTGGCGTTGTTGAGTCCGATGCTGGTGCCGCTCCCGCCTGTCAGCGTGGTCGAGGTGGCAGTGACTGTTCCTGTGCTGGCGTTGTTGAGACCTGTTGCGCTTGCGCCGCTCCCGCCTATAACCGTGCTGGATGTGACGGTGATTGTACCTGTGCTGGCGTTGTTGAGGCCAAATGCGCCATTGCCACTTCCACCTGAAACCGTGCTGGAGGTGATGGTGATTGTACCTGTGCTGGCATTTCGTATTCCTTCGGCGAAGGAAGCACTTCCACCTGCAACCGCACTGGAGGTTATGGTGACCGTTCCGGTGCTATTGTTGTTAAGGCTGTACGAAATTGCAGCCCCTCCAGTTATCGTACCGGATGTGACAGTGACCGCCCCTGTGCTGTTATTATTGATACCAAATGCGAAACCGCCGCTTCCACTTGTGATCGTGCTGGCATTTGTAAATGCAACCGTGCCTGATGCTGACGTGGATTCGATTGCGTGCGCTCCGTTTGCCGTCGTTGTGCCTACAACCCTGCCGCCTGTCGCAACGATGCCGTCGAGAGTGAGCGTGCCGCTGGATGAAAATGCGATTGCGCGAGTGGATAGCGTAAATGCCGATCCTGTAGCGTGGCATCCTGCGAGCGTTGAGCTTGCGGCGGCGGAGACCGTCAAGCAGTTCGCAGAGCCTGCCTGTATGTATGCACCGGTGATATTGTAGCTTGCCGCGAGCGTGAAGCCCCCGCCTGTGGCGATGGTCAGCGGCGTGTTGACGTAGTTTAGCAACGCGCCCATTCTGCGAGCGGTTCCGGTGGTCGCTGTGCCTGCGTTCACGGCTTGGAAAATCTGCCCGACTGCCGATGTGATCGCGACTGCCGTTCCTGCATTTGTGCCGGGCGCGATGCAGTTTGCCGTGAGCGCAAAGTTCGTCGTGCCGACCGATACGACCATGTAAATCTGTCCCGGAATAAACGATCCGCTGGTGTCCACGGTTGAGCCTGTTAAGTCGATGGACTGATCAAGTGCTACCGTGAAGCTATTGGCGTAGACCGTATCGTTGAGCGTTGGCACTACGCCACCTGTCCAAGTTGCTGTCGCGCTCCAGTTCCCGCTTGCGGCTGCTTTGATGACGGCCATATTTTAAAGCCCTTCCGCGAAAATAAATTTTTGAATTGCGGCTGAAACTTCATCCACCGCAACGACTGCTGGTTGCGAAGCGGATGCAAGCGAACCGAAAAGAACCGTCCGATTGTTTTCTTGCGACTGCTCGACTTGGTCGCCTTCAAAGCGTGTAGGAGTGAGCGTCAATACAACGCTCGCGTCCTGCTGGTCTGGCGAGTTGTAGCGGCTCGCTGTTGCGAGCGTCATTGTGTAAAGATCGTAGGTCTTGCCGTCGATCACGATTGGGTTGGTTGGTTTCATATTTAAGCTAAAAGAATCAATGCGCTGGTTTCGGTTGGCTTGGGAAATTTGAGTTCAAACGCGCCGTCGTAGACGTGCCGCTCGGCTCCGAGGTTGAGAACGCACAAGGTTGCGTTGCCTTTACTGGCGTTGTAGATCATTGCGCCTCCTGCGGCAAATGTTGCAGATTTTAGGACAACATCATCAAATGTTATAAAGGCATTCTTGCCGATGATACCCGTGCGATGCCCCTTGAGTGCTACGCCTCCGGCGGTGTAGCCCATGCCTTTAATCTCGCCTTCGGTCGTGTAGGCTTTCGTGGTCGGCCCGATCTTTGCCGACGCGCTGTAAAGTGCGATCCGGTATTCGTCCCCAGGTTGGTGAACGCCGGTGATGAGTGCCTTTTTTGCTTCGAGTGCTATGCCGTGAGTTATCATTTATTTTTTCTCCCATTGTGCAGAGCATACGGCTACGCGCTGGCTCTCGTCTGGATATTCGCTCGCCATCGTTCCGCTCACCATGCAACGACTAATAAAGTCGTCTTGCTCTTCGTCCTTTTCTGGAGTCGGCATAACAAGCTCGTGTTTTGTTTCAAATCCGGTGATGCGTCCGAACGTGTCGCGAACGGCGAGCGAGACTTTCATCTGCTCGGGCTGCGAAGCCTGCATTCCTTTGACCTTGTCAGCGGCCCAAGTCTGTCCTGCGTCGCCGCCCCATAACGCCCATGCAATGCGGCCTGGGGACGGGAAGCCGTCCTCGCCTGGTTGAAAACCCTGTCCCTTTTTATCAACCTCGTGACGCGAGAAAAACGAGTGCATCCGCTTGACCGTGTCGTCGGATAAGTTCTTTCCGTTCGAGATGTCGCGAGCGCGTGCGACTCCGACGGCTGTTCCACCTCGGTTGTATTCTTCGCGCCACTTTAAGCCCTTTAGTGCCTCTTCTACCATGCCTTTGCTTGGTTTGTTCTCGTCTGCGAGATCAACTTGCTTGGGTTGCTCTTGTGGTGGCTCTGGTTTCGGCTCTTCTTGCACAATAGGTGCGGCAATAGGCGCGGCGGCTTGAATGGGAATGATAGAATCTGAAATATATTCGGACGGAATATCCATCTCGGCTCCGAGTGCAACGATCATCGCGGCTTCCTTCGCTCTTGCGCGAAGTGCTTCCTCATAATCCTCGCCCATATCGGAGTAAATCTGGCCGGCAGTCTTCAAGCCAGCTTTCCAAAGCTCGATGTCTGCGCGTGCTTCGCGTCCGTAATCAATCGAAACCTTGGCAGGCCAGCACCAGCGGCCATCGAGCAAGTATTCGGAATCTGGAATGAGTCCGCGAGATGCGGCGTCGAGAAGGATAACATTTTTGATGCGGTTTAAAAACTGACCTTCCAAGAGTCCACGCCACCGAAGAAATGTTCGCTCGGCCATCGCGGCCTCCATGCGTGCCATTGGCCCCGACTTGTCGGCGTCGAATGCGAAGCCGTAAGGCAAGCCGACTGCCATGCAAATGTGAGCCTGCACCAAGCGGATAAATTCCCCGAATGCTCCGGTCGGACGATCCGACTTGAACATTTCCATCTTCTCGCCTGCGGATAGATAATTGACCGTTCCTGGGTCGAGTGACTGAAGGCGTGCGACCTGTCCTTGGTCGTTCGTGTTGCCGCGTGCGAAATAGTCTCCAGCATCAGCGGCTCCGCTCTCGGTGGTTATCACGCCGGACTGATACGAAGCGTACTTGATCGCCTGCACTTCAGCTTTTATCGCTTCTTGCAAGTCGCGCGTTGCGTTTAACGCAGTAGCGAAAGCAGACCTCCCGCGATATTCATCAAGTCGCGCTGCGTCGAATAGGTGGATAAACTCTTTTGCAACAATATCAACAGGAGAAATATACTGGTTATTGATAGTGCGCGTGAAAATAGTGTATGAAACGGGTCTTCCATAGTCGTCAACATTTATTCCGCCAATGTATTTGTCGGTATCCGTGCGGTCGTAAGGCGATCCGATGCGGTCGGCTTCGACGCTTTGCAATTTCAAATCTTCTTTGTCGCGAACAATAATAAATCCACAATCGCCATCGCGAAGCATTGCGGTAACAGCAAGCTGCAACAGCGTTGTAAAATTATGACGGCCAAGAAAATCGCAGTCGTTGCACCATTTATTCCAATATCTTTCGATGGCGGTGTCCGCTTCGCGGTTGCCGGTGCGGGCTTGGTATGCGATGCGCCCCGAAACGTAGGTCGCAAATTTTAAAAGCAGAGAACGGACAGGCGGAAAATTGTCTGCGAGATCGCGAGCGGCGCGGATGAGCGCGAAGCGTTCGCGAGTTCCTGCCGTGTCTTCGCCACCGGATACTCCACGCGAGATGCCACGCTTTTCGCTCGTCAATGCGCTATCGAAACGTCCGAAGTTGCGCAACTTCGCCTGGTTGACCATGCGGTCAAGAGCGGCCTTGGGCGACACGAACGAAATGGCTTTTGTGATGATGTCTTGGGTCATGGTCGTTGCGTCGGGAAGGTCGGCGTGAAACGTCTTACCCTATTTCCGCTGGCGTTGTCAATAGCGGCTTGCAACTCTTTTATCGTCTGCGCGACTTCGGCAAGGTTGGCGCGAGTAAACGAGCGGCCTGCGATGCTATACGACGCGCCTGCAACGGCTATTGCCTTCAAGCAAGCCGTGAAATCGCCCTGCAATTCTTGCAGAGTTGCAAGCGGCAGGCCAAAAAATGATTTGTTCATCGCCATTCATTTGATGGCGATGTCAAAAAAATAACCCGCATTGGTGCGCTTCCATGGAGAGGCGTCGCGGGTGTTGTTAATTTTGCGGAAGTGTCAAAAGAAAAGGCGCGGGGATTGAACCCGCGCCGGTTGGGTTAGGCAGATGCCCGAAGCTCTTTTACTATATTTTTGAGTTCTGATTCCGTTCTAAAAATTAAAGAAAACCAAATTTCGCCGGTCACAGAGATGTTTTTTGATTGGATGATTGTAAGAATTTCGTGCCGTAGGGTTTCTTTGTTTTTGTTTGTTGTTTTCATTTTGTTTTTTCTTTTTAGGTTTTCTTCGTCGGGCTTCTTGCCTTTCGATGTTTCAAATATCTTCTCTTTTTTTATTTTTGAAAAGAAAAAAATTAAATTATTTTTCGCCCTTGTCGGAGCCGCTTAAAACCTAACTCTCCGCTCCTATCGGCAAAACGCCTGCGAGCATCGCGGACGCGAGCGCGATGCATTCGCAGTCCCAAAGATGGTTCGGACGTCCGCCGATGCGAACCCATCGCTGTTCGACTTGTTTGGTCTTTGAATTGGTCACGTCTTTCTTCATCTCGCTCAACATTTGTTTTCGGTAGTCATCCGAAACATCTCGCGCAACTTCCCATTTCGGCACGGCGTCAGCCTGGCGAAGTGAAGCGAGTTTGTCCTTGATGCCTTCGTTGCTAAAAAAGAAATACGCGCACTTCAGTCCATCCGATCCGGCTTGCGCTCCTTCGATTTTAGAAACAAAACGCCGAGTGCGCCGTCCGCCGTCGATGTGATAAAAGCCGTCCTGCCCAGATCCGTGCGAAGCCGTCCACCCACGCCGAGCGCATTGTTCGTAAACAAGCGGAGTATCGTAACCGGCATCAACAACAACGCACCTCGGCACTACGTCGAACTGCTGTTGAATGGCGTCGAGCGTCTCCCAAGTCAGCGGACGCGACTCATGCAGAAGCATAGAAGAGCCGTCCACTCGGAAGGCGCGGACGATGCACCAGAAGTGATCGCGTTGTTTATCCACGGTCATAAAGCGTCTGTGCTCGCCGTCGATCTTCTGCCCCTCCAGATACTCGGCCTTGGCGTAGTCGACTGTCGTTATCTCCGGCAGATCGCTTGTCACTTCGTCCTGCCAAGTCTGCGCCTTTCGCTTTTGAATAAATTGTTTGAGCGGCTCCAAGTTGCCAGATGACTTGGCTTCGTTGGCCTCGATCCACTCTTTCGCAATCGAGAACCACGGTATCCACCATACGGCGTAAGCCGGATACTCGAAGCTTCTGTGCCCTCGCACCGGATGCGGGTTGAGTGCGCGGTAAGTTGCAGTATTTGCAAGGTTGCGTCGAGTGCTGGCGTCGTCTTTGTATCGCGTTTCGCAATGCTCGCATTTCATAACGACCGAATCCTGCACCTTGTCCCACAATATGCCGCCCTTGTCGTCGCGCTCGGTCACATATTCGATCTGATCGAATAGGTATCTCTGCCAGTTCCCACAATGGGAACAAGTCCATCCCCACACTTCTCGCGTCCCGCTGTCCCATTCCGCGTCTGCCTCGTGCCCTGCGTCCCATCCCTGCGAGACTAAGAGCGTCTTTCGGTTCCATCTGTCGTGGTGTCGCGCCTTCAACTCTTTTATCATCCCGCTTTTCCACCGCCAGACCTCGTCACCGATGCAGTAGCGCATCGATTTTTCTTGAAGGTTCGTCATGTTCGCCCCGCCTGCGAAGAGAACCATATGTGGGAAAAGTATAGTCGTTTTTCTGAGGGAATGCCGATCTTCTGGGAATAGGTCTTTGACGGGCTGGCATTCGTTGAAGATCGGAAGCAGGCGAGATTCCGTCCAGTCCTTGACCATGT